CATTTGTTTATTATCTCTTGCTGATAATCTCTAAACGAGAGGGACAAATCATAGTTATTGATCTTATCTTTCTTTAAAGAAGGTATTAAGGTATCTGTTACTTTTTCTTCTATTGTATATTGTATTTTTTTATCAGTACAGAAACTTACTATTTCAGATACTAACCCAACGTCTACCTTACCGTTGTTTGTTATTACATATGTACGGGATGGAACGAACCTACCCATACGTCTTTGAAAATGAGCGGCCTCATTCTTTACGCTAAAGTGTTCTCTTATTATGTTTAGTTCTGGACCTTCAATTACAACTTGAGAACAGGAATGATAACTAATATTAATCATTGCATCTCAAGCTTCATTAATTCTACTAAGTTTTTAATATCGTTAGTAGCGAAGCTTATATTTTTGTAAATGTTTTCAACGTGCTGAATAATTAATAGTTCGTTTTCTATCTTATTATCAATAACTCGTATATCTTTTTTCTTACTCACAGCCTTTTCAGCAATAGATTTATTAACCATTACCGGTTGAGTATTTTGATATTCTTCAATTTTTTCTTCTAAGATAGTAAATCGTTGGTTGCGATATTTATTAAGTTTAATTTTATGGTTAATTAAACGAGCAGACCATTTATGTTTATTATTAACAAGCTTTTCTTGTACTTCTGTAACATTGAGCCTATCGATATTAGTATCAATACTAGATTCTATAGTATACTGCTCAATGATCTCATCAATATTCATATATTTATTCTAGTGACTTTTTCAGAAAGTCAACTAATTAATCTTTGAGAAATAAATAATTAAAATGCCGCTTAAACTATTTAACCAATTAGTGACTAGATATTTGACTGATAATACATTAGCTGGGGTCGGTATGGCTGCAACAGGTGGACAAGGAGGCGGAGATTATAGTTCTAGCGACACATATGCTCCAGGAGATGCGAGATTACCAAAAGTTTTAGGAGCTACAATAAAACGTAAAGGTAAAGCTAAGAAAAAACGGAAAAAAAAACTAAACGAAAGTAAAACTATATACGATTATTTGCTTTTCCCGCCAGAAAGTGATGAGCATAAAAAAATAGTAGCAAATATTGCAAAGTTACAAAATAATCCTGATGAAGCTTATAGGGGTATATCATCTGCTGAATATAAAAACTTAAAGAACGATGGATTTGTAGTTTCAAGAGGAGCAGGTAACACTCGCAAAGGTATAACTGGTTCATATGTATCAGATGACATACAATTAGCTGGTCGTTTCGCATTTCATGAGTATAAACAAAAAGGAAGAGCTTATTTGTTAGTATTAGATAGAGATAAATTACCAGAACTTAACCCTGCAGACGAAGGTAATTATTGGACTGCTCAAATTCCGTTAGATGCTGTAAAACAAGCTATAAACTTGCAAGATTTAGCTAAGTGATAAGTAACTACATATGCCAAGTGCGGCAAAACAAAAAGGCAACGCCTGGGAGCGTGACGTAGCAAAAGATTTAAGTGAAACGTTTAATGAAAATTTTATTAGAGTTCCAAATTCCGGAGCCTATACTGGAGGCGCTAACGTTTTCAGAATTGATCAACTAACCGAACAACAAAAACGAATGATGGATGGGGATATTATGGTTCCTCCGTGTCTTTCTCGTTATAAAATTGAATGTAAAAATTATAAAACCTTTGATTTTCATCAATTATTCAACGAAAACAAAACTTTAGATAAATGGATAAAACAAGCTGAGTTTGGATTGCTTTGGTTTTTAGTTATTAAGGTTACTCGTAAAGGATCTTTTATTTTGTTTCGTAAAGAAATTAGTAAGCATTTCTCATACAAAAATTACTTGAGTTATAAAGACAAATATGTTATAACTGATTATAAAGAATTTTGGCAGGAAAACGCTGATGCAATTAGAAGACTTAACGAAGATTCCACAATTGAGTTATAAATTACCGGGCTCTTACTTTAATCTCGTTAATTTTACACCGGTAATAGAGTATATACACAATAATTCAGTTAAAAGTATATCAGAATTTGATTCTGACGTTAAGCTTAACAATACCCAACATAAAAAGTACGTATTTCATTACTTTATATACTATACATGTGAGATACTTAAGGTACATAACAAGAAGTTTAAACCAGTAATTTATTTTGATGTAGATATCAAGCTGAATAGGGAATATTCCACATTTTTACAAACTTTTGAAAAAAAATTTCCGGTGCTTGTTATAAGAGAAAACTTTACCCTTAAACAACTTAAGAAAAAGTGTAAATGTGAGGGTTATATCGAAGAATTACATATAATACTACTACGCAAGCTCAAAAAAATACAAAACAGTGACTACTACTTCAATAAATTACATTATTTTTGTAAAAAGTATGAACTTACCTTTTTAGATAAAACATATTTCGAAGACATAAGAAATAAACTTTCTCTACTATAAATAATTATAATGAGTAGGTTCACTTCCAGAATAGATGAAATGATAGGCAAAAAGCCTAAAGATAATAATCAGGCTGATATTGACCGCATCGAGAAGGAAGTAGATGACGGCTTAACTAACGATCCTGTCAAAAAACAGATTGCTCAAAAAGCGAAGAAGAAAAGACAAGATCTTTTAAAGTCTTTAGATGAAGCCGAAGGAGATGATTTTGTTCCGCGGCAAGGACCTGAAACTGGTGGTGAATTTAAACCAAAATCTAAAGATGATTTAGCACAAGAGCCTTCAGAAGAGCCTACTCCTGACCCGATGACTACAGAAGGAGAAACATTTTATGTTAACCTTGCTCGTAAAGCTTTATTCGTAGATTTAGACAACACAAGCTTAACAGATGCTGAAAGAGAAATTGTAACTCAAGATGTCGAACCAGCAAATGCAAAAGAAGTAGCAAAAGTACTTCGTAAGATTGTTGTTGACGCTGGACTTAGTGAAAATTTTGATTCCAAAATTGATACTGTGTGGGAAGATTTACAATTAAGCGATTTGCGTAGTAAGCTTTCTCTGGAATTAAAAAAAAACGATAGAGTAGTTGTATTAGTACCAGGTAGTTTCAAACCACCTCATAAGGGCCATTACGAAATGGTTAAAACATATAGTGAGATGTATCCGTCTGGTCAAGTACATGTTTTAATTTCAGCTCCATCAGCTAAAAGTGAGCGTAGAACTAAAGATGGTAAATTAATAACTCCCGCAGCTGCAAAGCAAATTTTCGAACTATATGCTCAGCCGCTGAATAATGTAACAGTTAGTATTTCAGAATATCCGTCTCCTGTAACTACAGCGTATGAGACTCTTAAAACTCTCGATGACGGTACAACTGTTGTATTAGGAGCTAGTAAAAAAGACGGAGACTGGAAAAGATGGTCATATGCTAAACCATGGGCTGAGAAAGAAGGGTTAGATATTGAAATTGTAGAACCAGAAGAGTCTGCAGTAGATGTAACTCTAAAAGCAGATGGTACCCCTTACAGCGCTAGTAACATTCGAGATAATTTTGACGATTTCGAAAAAATAAAGGCTGACATACCGGAGCATGTCAGCCCTGAGGCTGTTAAACAAGTATTTGATTCTCTATCTTAGGCCAGTTGATTCAAAAACATCACGAGCAACACCAGCTGTAAAACCACCTTCGACACCTTTCACAATAACTGATACTGCATTATGGCTGTGAAGACTTTCGTTATGGGATGCTACAATCTTAAAGTCTGTAATACGAGATTCGTTAGTAAGCTTATCATACATTAACCTTACTGCATCTTCTACAAACTTAAGATATGCACCATTCTTCTCTGCAAATGCTTGTTCATCTTCTCTCTTTACCATAACTTGTGTTTCAGTTTGGAGAGCCTCTAAACATAGCTCTTGAAGATCTTCGATCCATAACATTTCATCGAACTTAACACTAACTCGCGCAACACTTCGTTGACTATGAGGTACTGTTGCTCTATTACGATATTTTTCTGCATGTTCACTTAACTCAAAACTACAAGGACACGCAGAAGAATAAACAAAGTCAAAATGAATATATTTCTTAAATTCTCCGTCTTTAGTTAGATCGCCTTCGAATACTACATCATAATATTGATAACCTTCTAGCCCGCTACGTAAGCTTTTTTGCTTAATAGGATAAGATATCTTTAACATGATACGAGAGTCAAAAGACTTAAGATTATTTCTATATGTCTCTAACACGTCTTTAATTTTACTAATACTAAAAACTTCGTCTTTATGATCATAAAAACTTCTCATTATACGAGACATATTAATGCCCTTTTTATGAGCCTCTAAGCTAACACTGCCTGTAACGCTAGTTTCTAGCTCGATAGTATCTCCGTTTCTCTTTTTATAATTAAGAGGTAATTTGAAGTTATGTATTCCGACTTGCTGGATAGGAACCGCAGCTCCTTGAATCAAGCTAGAAGGACCATTTTGAAGATCTGGTAAAGAGGAAATATATTTTTTATCAGCCTTTACTTTATTGTCATATACTCTAATAGGAGGAAAATAACCTTTACTATATTCCTCACCCATAATCTCTTTAGCGATCTCATCCTTTTCTCCGGTCAGTTCATCGTCCTCGCCCAACCATTCATACTTGTTAACCATGCGTCTATTATATGAAATATTTTCTTAAGTTCAACACTTGATTTCGGTCTAGAAATCGTTATAATAGTCGTATGTTTAGTAGTACTAAGATAATTGAACTTGGGAGTTGTGCATTTCGGCAACCTCAAGCAACATCGCATTGTCGGTTCGTGCACGGATATCGTTTGATTGGTAAGTTTTGGTTTGGTGCTAATGAATTGGATGAAAATAATTGGGTTGTGGATTTTGGAGGTCTTAAGGACCTTAAGAAGAAATTAGAAGATCATTTTGATCATACAACTGTCATTGCTGATAATGATCCAGCTCTAGAATCATTTCGAAAACTACATGAGGAAGGTATTGTAGATTTGCGTGTTATGCATGGTGGTGTTGGTATTGAGAAATTCGCAGAACATTGTTTTAAATTAGCAGATAAACACGTCAAAGAATTGACAAATAGACGTTGTTTTGCGAGTCGTGTAGAGGTATTCGAGCATGAGAAAAACTCTGCTATTTATGAGGATAAATATAATATAATGTCTTGGGCTAACGAACAAAACGCAAAAATAAATAGAGGACACTAATATGGGTAAAGGTAGTAAACGCCGAAAGGAAGATACTAGCAAAATCACGGACAACTGGGATAATATTGATTGGGGTAAACCTAAGAAAAAAGAGGTTAAACCGGAGACTAGAGATATTAAAGATATATATTTAAATGACAGATATAGATAACTACAAACAAGATCTTAGTGAACAAAGAATATTTTTATCTGACGATAAAGTGTTCTATACAGTAGAGGGAGAAGGTGAATATGTAGGGTGGCCCTCTGTTTTTATGAGATTATCAATGTGTAATCTTACATGTCA